AATGCTACTAAATCACTATATGCTAATCGTAATTCTTCTTCTGCTTCAGAAATATTGCGACTATTTATATTAGCCATTACTTAGGCAATAAGTCAATAGGATGAGTTGCAGGAGTAGCTCTTACACCCTTAGGAGTAATCTCTACGCCTAAACCTGCCTTAGATAAATCTTCTGCATGCAAACTTTGTCTAACTTGACTTTTAACCTCTTCTAGCAATCCTGTTCCTTCTTCAAAACTACCTCTTTTGCGCATTTCATTTGCATACAAAGAAGCTTCTCTATTAGTCATTGCACCAGCACTTACAGCATCATCAAGCAAATAATTTCTTCTAACATTTTGCACTACTTTTTCAAGGCTTCCAGCAGGGAGCTTAGCTTTACCTATTATTTGTCTTGCTTGTCTTACAAATTCCTTTTCTAATTCAGGAGACAATTTAGTTCTTTGAAAAAATTCCTCTGCTTTGTAAGCAGCAGCTTTTGTTTCACCTGTTAGTTTAGATATATTTATTTGATCTAAATCACGGGGTATTCTTACATCTCTCATAGGGTCTGTTTTTGAAGCAACCACGTTTTCTCTATCTTTCAACATTTTTGATAATTTTCTTTTATCATCTTGTCCTTGTCTAGTTCTAGCTGCTCTTCTTTTAGCTAATAATTGTTGATTTTGTTGAAGTTGTGTTATTCTTTCTTTATCAGTTCCTTCAAAAGCTTTATTAACTCTATTCATTAATTTTTCTTTATTTTTTAAATGCCCACCATACATAGTCTTAGCACTCTTTGTTCCGCCTTGCGTCATAATAATATCACCTAAAGCATCAGGATTTTTTTTAAATATATTAGCTGCATTTTTTATAGCTGCTTTGCTTCCCTTCATTATACCTCTAAGAGTAGCGCCACCAATAGCTCCAAAACCAACGGTTCCTGCTCCATATAACAGGTCTCCTTCTGTCATCATTTTAACGCCTCTAATCATTTCAGCTGTAGGGCTAACAAATCCAGCAGCCTCTAAAAACATCTCAGCATCGCCTTCATTTTTAAATATAGGAAGATTATCAGAGCCCATTCCTGCTCTTTTTGTTCCTACATATTTATCTACTCTTGGAACTAGTGGTTGATCTTCAGCTACCATGCTGTTTATCATATCATCTGTCACTGCCATCAGAAATCTCCTTTCTTTCCGCGCTTTCTAACTGGTCCTTACTAAAACCCTGGAAAACTGCCCCAGTGACCTGCTGCACACTTGATGTAGTCTTATCCTCTAAATCTAAGATGTCGGATAACTTAAATAATGCTTTCAGCTTAGTGTCATCTTTTTCGGCAGTTTGTGCTATTAACTTAATCCCATGTAATACGCCTTCGGCATTTATACCTAATCTTTCGCAAACTTCTTTATGTTCTTCTCTCATATAAGTATCTACCCTTTCGGTCTTTATTAGCTGAGCAGCTTTTATATTTGCATATCCAGGGTTATTAGTAGGATATACTTTCATATATGCTTCTTTTGGGTCCATTCCCAGTGCTAAATTTAAAACAAATAGCTTTTCTTTACTATTTAAATCTTTTCTTGCTTCTACTACTTCCTCAGGAGACAGGTTTCCTCCAAAAGAATATATGTTAACTCTTCTAGAAGTATCCATCTTAGTTTTAGGGGTAGCTGTAAATGTACCTGTGCAAGTACCTATATATGAAACTTCACGCTTCTTTCCTTTAGCTTTAAGCATCGTACCTTTACGCAATACCTGAATAATACACTCGTCATCAGCCATGACCCAGTCACCTACGCACCCCTCGCGCCAATCACTTATATAGTGTATATTACCTGGTAACTCATCTATTGAATCAAATACGGTATGCTCTATCTTATTAACTTTATATGTTCTCATAAATTACACCCAAATCTCGTCAGATGATTTGGAAGGTTAAGATATCCCCATTACATCGCCAACAATATAATCTGATATTTCATCTTCTAATTCAATATCTTCATCATCTATTCTAAGAGTGGCTCTAGATTTATCTATATATTCCTCAACATATAGTACCTTTTCAGTAATCGGGTCAAATCCAATCTTTAATACATATTCTTTCATAATATCTCCTATAAATTGGTTGCAGTATCCCCCTGAGTAACAAAACTCCATTTTTAAAATCTTAACCTTACCTTTACCTAAAGCCAGTAATTTCTCCCATACTTCAAGATATATGATAAGGCAATTTTCGTCAGTTGGAGGGGAAACCTCTTGATCCTATATGGAGAGTAACCCACCTTCTGACCCCTACAGCAGAACTATTTCAAGGGTACTGTCTGGGTGATAATCATTTGATTACTGACATTGTAATATATATTAAATTGTTGGTTAAAACAAGAAGGTTTGAAAATTGTAGCATTTTATCGTGTGGCTTTATTTATAACCGTACCCCCTTAACAGGGGTTTTTCACTATCGTTTTTACGTTATTTTTGATTTAAGTTTTTGAGTTTTATTTGTGTTTATAGTTTATTTATTTAATTAAGGAGAATAATATGAGTACAAGAGTAATGCCAGGAAGAAGCTGGACTAATAAGGTAAGGCTATCAGAAGAAGTAACTAACTTAGATACAGATAGTCCTATTGGAGCAGCAGCTGCAGGTGCAACAATTAGAATACTTAACACGTGTAGAACTATGGAAGATATCGGCAATGTATTAGCAGTAGCTGGATCTGTTGTTACTACTGATGCAAGTAAGCAAGCTAAAGTAAGTGTAGCAAAGAAAGAATATACTTATCTTGTTGATGGTTCTGGAAAAGAAGTTAAGACCTCTGATGTTAATAAGGTTAATATACTTGTTAATGCTGGATATAAAGTGGATCGGATTGAAGAGATAGATATTACTGGATAGTAATCATATTGTATTGGGGGATTAATTTCCCCCTTTACTTAATTGATTGTTATTAGTTGGTGATTGTTGTGTAGTACAAAAGACATAAGTTGTGATGTACAGCCTCAATTATGTGTCCGTGTGTGCTAGTATATATAATAAACTTATACCAAACTGGAGGTTATAATGAATAGGCCAGATTTCTATCAAGTTGTAGCAGATATGATGATAAGACAGTATAGAGTACCAGGTAATGTTAATGTACCAATGTTAACTGAATCTAAAGTATTAAATGTTATTAGAGAGATTATTAATGACATGGATATGAATGGTGAAGATTATACACATATGTTTGAGATATTTAATAGAGTAACCATTCAAAGATGTCGTGAGTTATTTTATGGTAATTAATATGGACTGCAAAGTCCCTGTGACCAAGGGTTGAGTCGTGGAGTAATGAACCACTTTATGCCATTATGGTGATTTAACCCTTAAATGATTCAATCGCGGAGAGGTGTAAGGGTTGCATTCTAGGCTCATAACCTAGGGGTAGCAGGTTCGACTCCTGCCTCCGCAACAAATATTATTCAGAGAGCCAACAAACTGACACACAAT